CCGTTAATTGCCTTACCGCTGATATTGCCTTGATTTAGCTGTGATGGGTCGTAAATGCCCAATACAGCCATTAGGTCTTGATTAATCGCAGCACTTGCGCTGATAACACCTGCAGGCGGTGGCTCAGGCTGTAATCGCTGTGGCGCAGGCGCAGGCTGACCCTCAATATCCTTCTGCTTATATCGCAAAACAGGAGCGGATTTGATGTTAGCGTTAGCCCACTCCATTTCGTGGCCTTCATCTTGGCCTTCAGCAATTAGCCACTTGGCTTTTGGTGCAAGCGCAACAGATTCTGTGAACGCTGTCTGCCAAAAGTTATACATACGTTGCGGATCTTTGGCCATACGAACCAAGCCAAACTTCTTACGCTTGGCATCAACAATAAGCTGTTGACCGTATACAGGAACGATTGGGATATAACGACCTGCCCATGTGCCCTCTTCCAATACTTCCATTGCAGTTACTTTGCACCATTTAATGGTCTTTTTAACCGCAGAACGCTTATCAATGACCGTTAAACCTTGAGCCTCAAGACGTGCAAAGAAGTCTTTGTCATCAGCAAAAGCGGTAGAACCATCAGAAAGTAGGTATAAATCAGCCTTTTCACGCACCGTATAGAAATACTCAGCGATGCGAATGTCCTCTTTCATTACCCACTCAGCGTTGCTGTCACCTGTTCCACGCAAAGTAAAGCCTGAGCCATCATCTTTTCCAGGATATAGACTGCGGAACGTTGCCTTTGGGATAACTTCAGTAATTAAGCACTTTTCAGCATCAGAGCCATCAGGCATCACGCTGTTTGGGTCAAAATATACTGTGAATGGGTTAACAATTTGACGAATGAAGATTTCTTGGTTAAAGCTATCATCAGACGCATATTCGGTTGTTACTCGCCAATAACCCCAACCCATACGAACCGCAAAGTCTACCGCTGTATCGTATGCTTGGTCGGCATCGGAGTTGACCTCAATATGGCGAGTGATACCTGTAACGATTTGAGCCAACTTAGCGTCAACTTGGTTATTCATGCCATGCGCTTTGATGCGTGGTCTTTGTTGACGGATATTGTTTGTAACTTGGCGGATATAAGGGTCAATCTTGTTAATAGTCAAACAAGGGCGAGCCTCTAAAGTTCTGCTGTTTTGGATTTCAACTGGCCACTGTTCGCCTGCTGCGAACTTGAGGTCTTCCATCGCCTCGTTGCGGTTGTTGGTGTCAGCCTCGCTTGCTAAACGCAAGAAAGCCATTGCATCTTCAATACGTGGATCGTTGTCACCACCTTGATAATTTGACATTTTTTACCCCATCCAACTTGCGCCAGGCATATAAGTGGCCTTTGAAGGCTTTAATTTGCGTGGCTCGTTAATCATTAGACCAATATATCGGAATGCGTCTGCACCATGAGAGTATATGTCGTGTAGTGGATTTTTACTAAACATTTTAGTTTCAGGGTCAACCTCATAACGATAGTGTCGTAAGCATTGTAAACCTTGGTGACAATTTTCTCTATCAAAATAACAGTTTCTAAATATACTTCTTGCAGCGTTTATTGAATCAACAACAGGAACTCGTGGCAATACTCGTGTTTTATATCCTGCTGCCCTGACAATATCCTCAATACTTCTACCGTTTGATGCTATGTTTTTACTTTGAGCATCGTGTGGCAACCAAAGCGTGTCGTATATATACCCAAACGTCTGCAACTTAGCCAACCAAGCGGACATGGTGGTTTGATTACCCTCAATATATCGGATTAAGCGTGTTTCCATGCCAATAAATTGCAAGAACCAAATTGCAGTATGGTCAGCCCAACCAAGGTCAAAAATAGCGTGGACAGGCTTTGTTTCATCGTATGGCACTCTTGTGATGCGGTCTTCAAGCTCTGCCAACTGCATTTCTTTGGCAAATACAGCACCATCAACGGTTTGTCGGCATAAGCCTTCCCAAACGGTGTTATATGCTTCAGGGTCACGATCCCTTAATGAATCCTTCTCTTTGCGGAGTGTTTCAGGAAACCAAGGGTTGTCAGACCAGTTAATCTTTTGCACAACCCCATCAGGCTGTGGATTTAATACAAAACGTTGGTAAGTTTCGTCTGTTTCAAGCTCAGGGTTAAAAGACACCCATATTTCGGAGTCTTGCTTACGAATCGTTGGAATCAACACATCCCAAGACATACGTGAAACCGACTGAGCCTCTTCAACCCAGCAAATATCCACACCCTCGTAGGATTTGACGTTACTTACGTTGTTTTTTAGGCCAACAAAGCTGAACTCTGAACCGTTATAGGCTCTGATTGAGTGTTGCGTGATTTGGAAGAATGGCAACATTCCCATCGCCTCAATTTGATCCGAGAGCAACTTATGCACAGAATCCCTGATTGACGTCTGAAATTCACGTGCGCAAAGGATTCTCAGGGGCTTTTTATAAGCCTTAATCAGCAAAGCCCTGGCAATATTCCAAGATTTAGAGCCACCACGACCACCCCAAAGGATACGATAACGACTCTTTTCAGGATTAAACAAGCACTCAAGTTTGGCAGGAAACTCTATTTTTGCAAGATTTGACCTGATTTCCTGATGCTGTTCAGGGGTGACTTCTAGCGGTGAATGCTCAATTTCATCACTCATTGGCTATTTTTGAAATATCTGTGGCTTTTACAAAGGTAATCTGAACGTCAAAAGGCTCACCGCCTGCACCTGTGATCTCGTGTTGCGTTTTCTCTGACCACCCCATCTGAGCCTTGGTCCACCAAATGCCTGCGGTTGTGTCCCCTTTTACAGCCTTATTAAACAAAGTCTGAGCAATCTTGGCTGAAGCCTTAGCCTTTCCAACCGCCAATTCAACCTTGTAATGCTTGCGCAGGGTCACATCGCTGATGCCAATTAAAGACGCAATCTGTTCGTGTGGCAGACCAAGACCTGACGCAGATTCAACCTGCGCTTTGGTCACGTCTGTCGGTATATGTGCGTTATTGATATTTGCCATTTTTATTGAGGTAAAACCATTAAGCCGACTTAACGTCTAAGTCATTGTTTTGTATAAGAACAGCCTCTTTCCCTGTGAACTCTTCCCAACGTTTGACAATAACGTCACAATACTTTGGATCAAGTTCCATAGAAAAGTTATTTCTGCCTGTTTTTTCGCATCCCATCATAGTGCTGCCTGACCCACCAAATAAGTCTAAAACGTTGGCTTTTGCGTATGAACTGTTCTTTACAGCCTTTTCAATAAGCTCAACAGGTTTAGTTGTTGGGTGAAGTTCTGATTTCTTGGGGCGAGCCACATCCCAAAGGTCGGATTGCTTTCTATCCTCAACTTGGCAGATACGTGATGCGGATTCGTTCCAACCATACCAAATAGGTTCATATTGGGTGTGGTAGTCCTTGCGTGAGAGAACAAGGGTGTCTTTCGCCCAAATAATCGTGCTTGACCAGTGGAAACCGACTGTTCTTAGCCAATGGTCAATGACTGGCCATTCTTGGGCGGACATAACCACATAAATTGGACAGCCAGGCTTTGATGCCATAAAAAGCGATGTGCAGACGTCTGAAATAAACTTATCCCAAGCGTCTTCATCCATGTGGTCGTTCATAATTGTGCGTGGTTTATATCCCATCGCATTGTTTTTATCCACAGCACCGTAGTTCACGTTCCATGGCGGATCTGTGAAAATCATGTCGGCTTTTGCGCCATCCATCAATTTTTCAACGTCATCAATGCTTGTGCTATCGCCACACATTAATCGGTGGTTGCCAAGCTGATAAATGTCACCACGCTTTGTTTTTGGATCAACAGGCAACGGTGGCACTTCATCAGGGTCTGTATTACCCTCAATTTGGTCAGGCTCAAGCAATTTACTGAGTTCTTTGCTATCAAAGCCCAAAAGCTCAAGGTCAAAGCCTTCCTCGCCCAATTCAGTCAACTCAACCATTAAAAGGCCTGTATCCCACCCACCGTTCATGGCGAGTTGATTGTCGGCAATAATGTAAGCCTTCTTTTGAGTGTCGGTCATATCCTTAAGCTCAATGACAGGGACTTTATCCATGCCTAGCTTTCGTGCAGCCATTAAACGACCATGACCTGCAATCACACCCTTTTCGCCATCAACGAGGATTGGATTAGTCCAACCGAACTCTTTGATGCTTGCTGCGATCTGCGCAACTTGTGCGTCAGAATGGGTGCGACTGTTTTTTGCGTAAGGGATTAGTTCCGATACGTTAACTTGTTTGATTTGCATCTATATCCCCTGCGGTTTGTTCAGCCTGGGATTGGATTGCTTGTTGATGAATGGCAGCGACAACAGGTGCTACTGCTTCATAGGGCAATTTTCCCAAACCTGCCAAAACCACGTTAATTTGCTCTACGGTTAGCTCAAGTTTGATAATCATTTTTTACCTTTCAATAATACATCTAATTTACGCATTTTTATATTCTTCTGCATCAGATATAAAACACACGTCTTGCCATGACATTATCAGATAACGCTCATTATCTTCAAAATATTCTTGGTATTTTAAGTATTCGTCAGTTCCCATCGTGCCAAAGCGCACAAAATCACCAACATTTAATGGCATTACTTCACGCTTACCGTTTGGTAGCTTTTTGCCTGGACCGACAGCGACAACAGTTCCCATGTTGTCTTTCTCATCCATGATTACTTCTAAAATTTGAGATTTAACACGCACATACGGTCTTACTACAACCTTGTCGTTCATTGGATTAAGCTTCATTTTTAGCCTTTCTTGGTCTACCCTGTTTTTTGGGTGCGACAGGAGCAGGCTCTTGGACTAAAGATTCCACAATAGAATCAACGACTTGTGCAGATTTTGCAAAAACAAACTCTCCGCACCATTCTGTTTCGTGCTTATTTTTTTGATCAGGGTATCTTTTGCAGACACCCATAAAACCTGAATTAATAAAAAATTTACAAGAATTACAGGTTTCTCTAGAATCTAAGTTAGCCATAAAACTCCTTCACAGTTTGTTTGGTTAGAAGCCCTTAGACAGTTTGCGCTGTCTAGGGGCTTCGTCTTATTTAGCAGCAACCACGCTTGTGAGTGTAGCAAATGCCTGCTGTGCGACCAGTGTCAAACTTCTTATCTGCACCAGTTGCATCTTGTTTACCCATGCCAACACCGCCACGCAAGCTGCCTGAACGCTCACCTGATTTGTCGCTTGATGTTGCGCCTGCAGGTGCTTTAGCACCAGTTGTTGAAGGCACACCCTTCATTGAATCCATCTTACCCATGTTATTTTCCTTTGCAAAAGAATGTCAAAATGACCTGTTTATTCTATTTGAGATATTTGAGCTTGTAAACAGTTGAATTGATTAAATGAGCAATCTCATCAACGATATTTTGTAGCTCAGAGTCTTGTGGCAATTTTTTACGCTTGGTGGCCACATAGTCCTGCATATATTCCAAGTAATCTAACGAGTCCTTGGTGAAATCGTATTCTTCAGGATATTCCTCAATAAGCTCATATTTACCTTGATAGGACTCGGTGAATGTGTCAATAAGATCAATAACCTTATCGTAGTAAGAACGCAAAGCCTTGTGACGAGAATAACTACCCTCACCTTTTGCTTGAAAGTGCTGAATGTGGGTTACGGTTGCGCTATGCAACAACGTCAAAATAAAACCTGCTGTGTCTTTATGGCTCATGGTTGCCCCTTAAAGTTTTAATGATTATCGCCTATTCCGCTTTTCATAACAACTACCGCAAAGCCATTTTTGGTTTAAACCGTTATTAAAAACCCAATACCTACCAAATTCTTTAGGTTTCTTTTGTTTACAGGATTCGCACTCTTGTCGTGTTCTATCGCCATTATTTTTGTCGTGATTCAACATCTAACTCTTCTATCATTACCAAGCATCCACCGCCTTTGCGGATTTCGCCCCTTTTTACAATTAAAACGTCAATTTGTGCGTCATCCTCATAAACCCAACCTTCCAGGGCATCCCACAACGCTTTGACTCGGTTATCAATATCTTGCAGCCTGCGATCCCTTGGGTATAGCACTATTTCCATCTGTAAGCGCACAGAACCGCCCAAGCGAGGCACTTTATAGTCGTGCATATATTCAGCCACCTTTTCCCTAAAAAGCACCCCTTCTTTGGAAATAAAGCGTCTGTGACCGTTGGCTCGCCAATAGCTGTTAATTGAAGGTGGGTAGGGAAGATTAAGAACTAGCAAGTAAACGCTCCGTTATTTTGAGGAGTTCTTCCTCTCCAATTTTATGATGCTTGGCGAATCCTTTGTGTCCAAGACCATGAACACCTGAATTGCCTCGGTGGTGTTCAGGACATAGTCCGATAACAGGTGCATTAGCTCTTTTACCGCCAAAGCGTCTAATGTGGTGGATTTCGCAGGGTGACTCTCCATAGCCCAAGTGATAACACAAGACGCATCCGAGTCGTGCAACTCTGTCGTAGTGTTCTTTTTCACTCTTTAGCATTGGCAAACATCTGTTGTGCAATATTTTCTAGCTGTTGGCTTAAATCAACCAATGAAATGCTAATGTCGTAGGCATCATCCCATTTTTTATTAAGCGTGGCCTCTTCATAAGCCCTGATTGTTCTTTTGATTTCTAAAAGGGTTTCTGAAAAATCAATAAATTCAGGATTTTTAACCGCAAAATTAATAGCGTTTTTTAATGTTTGGTTCATTTAATCATCTTTTCAAAGGCTCGTTGGTTGGCTTGCTCCACTTTCCAAGTTTCGTGGCGCATCTGTGCTGCAATTAGTTTCCATCTTAATGCCTCAGCCTGCTCTGTGGCTAGACCTATGGCCTTACAAAGTTCCTGATAGTCAGGGCTTGCATAAGCCTCACGCTCCTGCGCCCCAAGGCTTTGTTCGCTTGATTGTTTCATTTTGATCGCTTTGAGCGAGGATTTGTATGTTTCAAGCTCCGCTAGCCTACCTTTAGCCTGGGCATAAGCAGGGGCATTTTTGTAGATATAGTCTACAGCGTCATTTGGGTCGTATTCTTTGTGTTCCATAACTTTATTAATCCTTCCTGTAATTTAAGCCGAGCATCAAGCCCACGTTTATCTTGAACTAAAGCCAAAAACTCCCTGCGCTTCTGTAAAGGCAATGCTGCAATCCATTTCACCTCGCAAAAGTGTCTGTGTTCCTCTGTCCAAGTTTCCCCATTGTTCTGCCATTGCATCCGCTATTCCCTGATAAGTTTTACTTCGCTCTTTCCATCTATTTGGTCCAGGTGGCATTTTGTGAATTCTGTCATCTCTGCCATCAACTATATTCGTTGGGATCAATTTAGGTAAATTTTTAAGCCACAAAGAAGTTGCTTTAGTTTCACCATGTCCAAACTGCCAAGGTTGGATTATTTGGTCAGGCTTTTTATACAAAGAGGACATTATGCATATTGGGTTCTCAATCGCTATTTTTGGTATATCAGCCTTAGCCAACATCATAAAAAATGATGCGCTTGCATATTGACTACCATTTAATTTTTTAGCCTCAAAGTGCCTAGCACCGCTAACCGATAAATCTGTGCAAGGTGGGTGAGCAATCATTAAATCCCAAGGGTAATCCAAAAGGTCACGAATATCGCCTTGGTAATGTGGCCCAGGCGCATCAGTTGGCAACAAATCGCAACTTAAAGCCTCATGCCCAAGTTTTATAAAAGCATCCCTAACCGCACCGCTGTATTCGCAAGCAATTAATACTTTCAAAATGGGGCATCCTCGTAAACAGGTTTTGGTTGTTTAACACGCACAAAAGTCCAACCTTGGCGCATTTCGGTTATATGCTTGGCTTCCCAAAGTGTGGAAACAATCCGCATTTTTTCGTTGTTTTCGTCAAATATGTGATATTTCATGCGCCACCCTGAATCAAACGTTGGCGATATTGGCCTTCAGTTTCGCCTAAACGTGGCTCTATGCCGAGTTCTTTGCCTTTTGCCATAACTCCACTTAAAGTCTGATGCCAAGGCACAGTGGGCTTATCCTGCGTTCCATGAAAGTTTTGACGTTGGTTGCGCACCCAAGTTCGCCACGTTGCATCCCAATCCAACTTCACCCCTTTTGCACCAGGCACAGAAATCCAATAGTCCGCAAAAGATTCATAAACGTCTGCAGGTTTAAGATCAGGTCGCTTTTCTTTGCAGTAGGATTCCCAAGAAGGTGGTATTTGGTCTTTTTTTGCAAATCTTGAACCTTTGGTCGCTTTAGCGACACCAATACTATGGTTATTGGTTAATGGTTCTTGGTTCATGGTTTGCATTGGGGGGTGTTTAGGGGGGCTATCGCTACCCTTACCCCACCTTAATGCTGCCCCTTTGCGCCCACCTTCTTGCATTGCGTGATATTTGGCTATTTCCTCGTCTGCACGTTTATTTCGCCAACCATCGTCAAATTCCTCAAAAAATTCAACTAAAACAGTTGCAACAACTTCTTCGGTGGATTTGATTCGCCTTGCTAAAAAACCTAAATTTTTGGTAAAAGGTTGCTCAGTTTGGTAATAAAGGTCAATTAATCGCCTATAAGCCAAATCTTCCTCATTTGAGAGGTGGCTTGTGTGGGATATATAGTCCCCAATATGGAAGGGGTAAAAATTCATATTTTCCTTTGTCAAAGGTAGTCGTTAAAAAGGGTGGGCTTGGCAGGCGGTGACTAATCGCTGTTCGGGTGCTACCCTAGCCATGCCCATAGGTTATCGTTAAACTTGCCTTTCAGCAAGCTCTGGCCATACAAACCGCCAAGTATCAGGAAACAACTCTTTTCTGTTAACTAATCCATGACTTTGCTTTTCAAGCTCGGCAGCCAAAAAATATAGCTTATCTTGGGGTATACCCTTGATTTTCCATTGTGCAACCGCAGGTGGGCTTACCTGGCAAAGCCTGGAAACCGCTGAAGTTCCGCCTAAAAGCTCAATAATTTGTGGTTGTGTAAGTATCATATTAAGCTAAGTATAACCCAAGAATATATATTTTACAAAGTTCTTGCACTTTTATTTAATTTAGCTTAATATATCTATACGTCAATTTGACGGTGAAAAAATAGGAAAAAATCATGGATGAGCAAGCATCACAACACAATGACCGCCTACAAATGGAACGTGAATTAGAGTCCATTTTTCAGGATCTTGAAGACGGTTTAATTCCCACCTTTGACCAAATAGACATTTTGCGCTATCACTGCGGTTTGAAGGTTTACCCACGCACAATTCTTAATGACGTTTTTAAAGACTTTGGCACAATTTATGGAGCATCAAAATGATTCTTAAAGAAGAACAAATGGAAGGTAAAGATTTTAAGATTGCGCCAGTGGGAAACCACTTGGCACGTTTATATCGCATTATTGACCTTGGCACACAAAAAACGGTGTGGGAAGGTGTGGAAAAAATGCAACGCAAGATTATGTTTAATTTTGAATTGCATGGCGAAGATAACGAGGGTCAGCCTTTAACGACTGATGATGGCAAACCTTTAATGGTTACTAAGCGATATACAAGGTCATTCTTTGAAACTTCAGCCCTGCGCCAAGATTTGCAGGCTTGGAGAGGAAAAGAATTTACAGCAGACGAGCTACAAGGCTTTGATATTACGGTCTTACTTGGTAAGTTTTGCATGATTAACGTGATCCATAACAAAGCATCAAACGGTAAAACGTATGCCAACGTTAAAGGTTTAAGCCCTGTTCCTGCAGCCATGAAAAAATTAGGTGAGCCAAAGGGTGTAAACGATACATTCATTTTTGACCTGAACGCTTTTGATCAGGCCAAATTTGACACGTTGCCACAATGGTTGCAAGACACCATTAAAGAATCCGCAGAGTATCGTGGAACTGTGGCCTCAGGCAATCCTGCCAAGGTTTTGCAAGATATTGATGATGACGTGCCATTTTAAATAATTAAGGGGTGAAAGCGGATGCTGACTGCAAACAGCTACCGACTCTAGCGTCAGTGCAGCGAGTAGCCCCACCTTTATTATGAACAGAAAAGAATTACTACAAAAAAAATTATTGGAGCAAATGTCGCACACCCCAATGACTCGGACAGAAATGGCTGATTTTTTAGGTGTTTCTGTGGTGTTTATAGCTCGTTATATCACCCAACTTAGAAAAGCAAAGCAAATATATATTCACCATTACGAGAGGACACCAAAGCATAAGCCTAAGTCGTTTTATGCGACAGGTGACCTGCCTGATGCGCCTGAATTGCCACCAATCCCTCAACGTGAACTACAAAAACGTTACAGGCAGGAATCAAAAGGCAGTCCAAAGCATAAAACTTCAACATCAAAAATGGATATAGCAGCAAGTTGGCTATTTAACCCAAAATGATCACAATTTTATGGGTGGTGTTGGGTGGCATCGGAATGTTGGCCTTGGCGATCCTGGCTATTTTGTTTGCTTTATGGTGGACACAAAATGACTAAGGTGGCCATCAAAACCGCTTGGGTTGCGTTATTTATCGGTGGAGTGGTCTTTGCTTATGGGCATGGATATAAAAGCGGTAAACACGCTCAAATCAGTATGGAATCAGCTATGCAAATAGCTAAAGCACAATTTACTTGCAAAATGGAGCAAAAATGATAATTAAACAAGCATCAGAATCAGGTCACTGGTATACAAAAACAGGCGAAACAGCCTATACAACAGAGGGTAAAACAGGGCTAAGGGCTACAACTTTGCGTGATGCTCGTAAATTAGACCTAGTCCCTAGTGTTACAACTATCTTAGGTGTCGCAGCCAAACCAGGCTTGCAGACGTGGTTGCAAACTCAGGTTTTATTGGCAGCCTTAACTCTGCCACGCAAAGAAGGCGAGCCTGAGCAAGATTGGCTTGAGCGTGTGATGGCTGATTCAAAAGCCCAAACAAGGCAGGCTGCGGATCGTGGCACTGCAATTCATGGAGTTATTGAATCCTACTTTGAGCAGATTCCATCGCAAGACTGGCCACCATACGTCAAGAACGTGGAAAAAGCCCTTTTAGACACGTTTGGAGAGCAATTGTGGAACTCTGAGAAATCTTTTGCAAATGAGCTAGGGTATGGCGGTAAAGTTGATTTATCAGCCCCTAATATCGTGGTGGACTATAAAACCAAAGAAACCGACTTATCCAAAATTGAGCCATATCACGAACATGAAATGCAATTGGCAGCTTATTGCGTTGGCATGGGTTACAAAATTGAGGATTGCCGAGCAGCGATTGTGTTTGTAAATGGCAAGACAAATGAAGTAAAGTTATGCGAAATACCCCAGGCAAACTTAAAGTTGGCATGGGACTGTTTTACCCATCTTTTAGCGTTCTACCGTTTAAAGAACAATATTTAAAAAAATGCCTTGTAGCTCAGTTGGTAGAGCATCGGACTGTTAATCCAAGGGTCGCAGGTTCAAGCCCTGCCGAGGCAGCCAAACTGTTGTATTTCTGCAACACTCAAATTATTTTAATAAATGACTTGCTTTAGGTATTAAGCTACCTTAATATACCTATACGTTCATAAGAACGGTGAAATTAAGGAGAAATAAAATGTTATTCCCAAAAGACACAGCTTTCAAAGTAGGCTTTACCAACGAGCAACAAGCCTTAGAGTGGGCTTGCAACAAGCACAAATTTGGTGGTTGTTATGAAAAAGTTGGAGAGAATCAATATTTAGCATATTGGTTGCCAAAAAATCACCCATTAGTTTCAGAATTTGCTTGGTAAGGAGCTAATCATGGAAATTTACGAATACGATTACGATGGCATCAAACTAGATATTCATTACCACACAGAAGATGGTGATGACAGCGTTGGCATGTTTGGTGTGCAAGTTTATGTAGAAGGCATATTCCACAAAGGTGAAGACATCACCGACCTTATTGGCAAATCGACTTACGAGTTTTTTGAATCTGAGCTAATGGAGTATGTAAATGGTTGATATTCTTAAAGGCTTATTCTTAGGGTTTTGTTTCTTTGTAATCCCATTAACGGTTTGGATTATCCGCACAGGTGGCCTATGAAAGACCATATCCTAGGCTTTTTGTTAGCAATTTGTTTTTGCGTGTTGTTTTTTGGAGCGATTCATGTTGCAAATGCAATACAAAAAATTTAACCAAGAACTCCACGACATTTGCGATCCGCCTGCTCGTGAGGCGGTTGCAACGTGGCTTGAAAATCTTTGGTATGTTGATGCTCAACCCAACCCTGATAAATATGCGGTTGACCTGGTATTAAGCAAAAATGGCGAGCATATTGGTTATGCCGAGGTTGAGGTGCGTGATTGGGGTATGAACTTCTGCCCTTACGACACCATTCATATTGCTCAACGCAAAGAAAAGCTGTTTGCGCACCCAAGAACCACAATGTATGTGGTAACTAAAGAATATACCCACGCTTATTGGATAAAGGCTCACAAAATAAAAGACTGCCCCTTAATTGAAGTCCCAAACAGGGCTGTATCAAGGGGCGAGTATTTTTATGATGTTCCTAAAAACTTGTGGAACTTTGTGGATTTGCGTGAGGTTTTTTAAGCAACCTTTGCGTATTCATCAGCAGTTAAAACTCCTGAAACATACTTGTTTTGTGGCTTAAATATGGTCAAAAACTGACCACGCATTTCAGGCGCAAACGACACGTGAACCCAACGACCAAACTCGTGAATAACCTGATCCACCTGAATATCTGACTCTTTTAAAGCCTTGGCTACAGCATACGGATCGCCAAAGCCAGGGCATACAAAATCAACAGCCCAACCATCCATGTGGCTTGATTTGGCAGCACCGCCAATCGCCTGATTTACCGCAGGCAATCGCAACCAAGAATTGACACGAATAGGCTTACCCAATAAGGCTCGGATTTTTTCCATGCCTTCTGCGGTCTTTTTCATGTTTTCCAACTGCTCAGGGCTTGGCTCATTAGGAATGGCCATGCGAACAGCAGTTTCGCTAAATGTTGCTTCTTCTAGGGTGAAATTGGCTGATAAGTTCATTTTTTCATCATTCCTTTAATTTCTTCAGTTTTTTCCTTAGAACCTTGGCTTGAGCCAAAATAGTAAGACAAAACTTGCGTTGCAGAACTAGACAAGAATCCAAGTGCAAAAATAATTATGTTTTCTTGGCTATCAGGGAAGTCTACAAAGAATATAAGGGCTGTCATTATCATTGATCCTGATAAAGTGCCAATTGCCAACAAAGAGGCAATATTCTTAGTGATGAAGTGAACGTCAGCTTTAGCCATTTCAACTTCACGTGTTCTTGCGCTGTTGCGATCCTGCGCATCTATCTTGTAAAACTCTAATTCCATTTCTTTAAGTTTTTCTAGGTTAGCTGGATTAGATACCAAGGCAGCAGTTACTGCTTCAACGGTTTTATCAGGAAGACCTAATTTATCTGCCAACATTCCAACTGCTGCGCCTGCAAGAGGACCGCCTAAAGCGGTAGCCAATCCAGGTGCAACACCTTTGACAATATCTAGTAATTTATCCATTAGTTACCCAATCTGTTAGTAGTTGCTCGTTTAATAGAATTTAGCTCTGATTTCACGCTTTCAGTCATGGCTTTAAGTTCGGTTTCCTGCGCCCTGGCTAATGATTTAATCTCACGTTGCGTTGATTCAGCCATAGTTTTAGCCTCTCGGCTACTCAATAAGGCATCACTTAAGCGTTCTTGCATTTTAATAATTGCCTCTTGCTGATTGGCAACCTTCTCTTCCAAGACCTCAACCTTCCGCAGGGCTTTAGAAGCGTTGCCTGAAACATCGTTAAATTCGTTATACATACCAATTATTTCATTGGCTTTAGTAATGACGTTATATCCAAACGCACCAACAGCAGGTATGCCTGTAATAACTATGCCTGCAATCATGGTGTTTTGTTTAGCCCACGTCACCCATTTATCTACAAAGCCTTGCACTTTGTCTAATTTATCTAAATCGCTCATTGCTCAATTTCCAAGGTGTTTTTAATCATCCCTTTAAACTGGCCATCTTGGTTGGGGAGTGGCAAACCTAGAAGTTCCAACAAAATACTGTCATGCATTTTTACATAGCTTGGCAATTCTTGACTAATGTTTTCTATAGGAAAAGCGTTGTATTGCACTATGTTAGGTTTAACTATTAGCTCTTGGGTTAATGCGATGCTTGCAACAGATTTGCCAAATAAACCAATCTTCGGTTCAGTCCCCTTTGCATTCGTTTGGGCAGTCGTAGATTGAGCAGATTTTTCCTGATTGGGGACACTTAATCCATCCGTTGGTGTTGTCGGTGTCGGCACACTCGTTGGCGCAGTTACAGGTGCGGATTGGGTTGTTTGGACAGACGTGCTGAAAGTGGGATTCGCTGGGCTTACAGGCGAAGCAGGACTCATCACGTTGGTCGGATTTGATAAAGATTTTACGCAAGTATTTGATGTATTTAGCCATGAACCACTCCATACAGGCTGTCCATAAGGATTAGGGCAGGTGCTTGTTTGCGTTTGAGTAATTGAACCAACATACCCTGTTTGACAACTTAAGGTTTGCGTTTGGGTGCTGACTTGGCACGTTGGGGAATTTTGGACACAAGAGTCTGAGTAGATTTGCCAACCGTAGCTTGTGACTTGACCGTCTGAGCAGGTTCTTGTTTCTTGCTTGAGCCTTTTGATGCCTGAGTAGTTGGCTTGACAACTTTCGGTTTTTTCGGTGAACGTGGTTGTGCAGGTAACAACTGGCGCAGGGGCTTGGTAGCCTGAGCAGAACGCTTGTTGCCACGAGCTTGGGTAGGCTCCTGGTGCGCAAGCCCAACAGTCTGGGTTTGCTGTGCAGGATTGACCGTAGATTGCGTTGACAGTCCAAGGAGTCGTGCAATAACACGCTTGAGCCAAAACATAATCACTCCTTAGGCTTATTAGCAGTAGAAAGAGGAGGAACTTTGCCATATAGTTTCTTAAATTTTTCAGGTTTTTGGCGAATCCACTCATCACGTGCAGCATCACCAACTAAAGAATCTATAGGGCATGGTGAGCCTGACATCATCATGGCTTCCCACACACGATCATCAGCGCAAAGAACTCCAACAGCAGCGACCTTTAATTGCATATCAGCCAAGGTTTTAGCCAATTTAATTCGTTCACAATTAGTGTCTGTGTATACAGTTCCACCTGAAACACCGATGCCAACTGTTGAAACCGCAGCAGATAAAGGCACTCCGCAAATATCTTGGCTAAAGGCACTCATTGAAGGTGCAATTGCTGATGGAACAGGCTGGCCTTTATAGTTCATGTTCATATTGGTGTCTTGAGCTATTGCACCTGCTATTGATGCGCCTAAAGCCAAACCAATAACAAACCATGCAATATTTTTCACTTTAACCACCAATGAATAAACCAACCACCGATTGTGGAAAGGACTGAAAGCATACCAATTGCCAACCAACCTGCGCCTTTTTGCTGCGCTTGATTGTCTAGCAACTTTTCAATATTGGCTTCCATCTTATCCATCTTTTTGGCCATATCGTTGAATTTATCTTCATAACCTTCAACTTTTTGCCACAGAACACCGTATTTAATAGGGTCAAAATCGTAGGACATATTAGCTCTTCATAATGTAGCAAAGAGCAAAATATGGTGGCAAGTTTGCGTTTGTGCCACTTGTTCCTGTATTTGCATTAGTTGTTGTTGTGGCAACTGTTATGCCTGTTGTTGCTGATTCTGTTGTTTCATTAAACTCATTAGCATAACCACCACCAAAAGAACTTCCTGAACCTCCAAAATTTCCTGCAGTTGCATTATGAGTATGACCAGAATCTGTTACAACTGAAGTTGATGTTGCAGTATGTGTATGAGTTACAACAATTGCATCAGCAGATCCGCCAACTTGATTTACAGAATAAGCATCACCTGCACCTACAATAAAACGATTACGTAAGTCAGGAGTGCTGTTATTACCATCACAAAGATAATATCCGCTAGGAATAGAACCTGATGCGCCTGACCATAAAATAATACTTCCACTTGGTAATGCAGGTGCGCTACCTGAAGGATTTTGCAAAATACCGTAAAGATCATCTAAAGTTTGTATTGTTACATCATTAGCGTCTTTAATAATAAATTTATAGCTATAACCAAAAGTTAACCATATTTCATTAGGGGTTCTTCCATTAGTTCCCAAAATAATAGGATTTGAATTAGCTACAGTTGCGTTAACACTTGTATATGTATCTAAAGGTGTAGATGAGCCTGCTTGATAGGTGTAAATTTTACCGCCAACCAATGGCTGACCAACGGAATCTAAAAAAGTAATACCATTTCCGACAGGTGATAAAAGGACTGACATAATTATTCCTTAAGGTTTAATTCCAAAATCTTTGGGTTTGTTTTTGCCTGATTGGTCGGCCTTAATACCTGCACCTGGCTCAAGCGATTCACTTACTTCTTTAGCTGTGCGTCTTTTTTCCAATATATCTTTACCTACATTAATTGCTCTTCCAACGTATGGAATGCTCTCAATAATAGCAGGTGCATTTTCTTTAATTAATGATGAGCCTGCAGGAACAGTGTTTGATTCATTAACAAATGCGCCACGTGGCCTAGCTTCAATAGCACGACCAACCTCAACTAAATCCATAAGACTAACAGCTTGCTCGCCAAAAATAGGCTCTAAACGCTTATTTAATCGCAAAGCCTCAATGTGCTTGTTAAATTTAGCTGTGCTGATATTACCGCTTGCATCAGTTGAATCCCTAATAATCCAATCTAAAGTGCCTGATGCTAAGTTTTGACGTGCTTGCGGATTGTCAGCAATCAACTCCATAGTCTTAGCAAAATCTTTGTTTTTAGAGCGAATAATATTTTCAGGGATAAAGTTTTTTGTATCCGCAGCACCATCTTTAACTTTTGCATATAAAGGGTTTGAGGCTTCTAAGTCTTTTTCAGCTTTAAATGCAGCACGTGCATTATCAGCATATCCTTTAAGGCTTTGCGCCTCTCCCTTTAATTCCATGGTTTCTAAACCATCACGAACTTGTGAAAGCACGTTTTTGGTAACTCCGTCACCTGCTCGGTCAGCTTTACGCATATCCGCAGCTAAGTCTGAACGTAGGTTTTCAAACAAGTTAAAGTTCATTTGCTTAGAACCGCCTGCATAAGCCTCAAGCTTTTTCTTATAAATATCAGGCAAATAATCTAAACGATCAGCTTCTTTTAATTGATCTAAAACTTTTTTGGCAGCATTTTGACCATCCATTGGAAACTTACCACCTGATTGGTCTTTTAATGTTTTGTATGCTTCACCAATCTTTGTTTCATTAGCTTTGGCAAAATCACCAACTAAATCTATTAAAACTTGTGAATCACCAACATAATCTGTTGTTTTTACGTCAGGTGCAGTTTGTTGCTTAATCATAGTTGCGTTATCTTGCAATGCTTTATTTTGCTCGTTAAAACGTTGCGCAAACTGTTCTTTGATGCCACGCTCATTGCGTTCACGAGAAATAATCACAGGATCTTGCAAAGCCTGGCCTTTGGTTAATTCAATAGGCACTGGCAAAGATAAAGCCTTATCGTGCAAAGCTACCGCTTGAGGGTTAACTTCGCCACCTTGTGCTTTTGTTTCTTCTACAATTTTTGCAACTTCAGGTTGTTTAGCTTGGAATTGTTCATTCATTTGTGCAACAACAGGCTCTTGTTTAACAGCTTGGTCAGGCGCAACAACCTCCGCAGGCTTAACTTCAGGCGCAACCACAGCTTCAGGGGTAACAACTTGCTCAGGGGCTACCTTTTGCTCAAACTGCTGTTTTAATTGACCGCCTGCTGTTTTGCCTTCAAGTTGGGCTTTAGCAGCATCAAGCTCGGCTTTAACCTTACCGCCTGCCTCTACAACCTTTTCTGTGCCTGCTTTAACTATCGGTGCGCCCTTTTCAATAGCTTTAGGCAATACCATGTTGGCCATCCACTCAATATCTGATGCAGGCAAACCTGTCTTTTCACCGACAAATTTTGAGCCTTTGCTGATATTTTCGCCAATAAACTCAAATAATTTACCTGTTGCCTCGCCTTTGTAGGCAGGATCGTCAGATATACCAAAAGCCTTACCAAAAGGCTTAGACGTGATTTCAGCCAATCTGTTGCTGATTTGTTCCGCTTTTTCAGGACTATCGCCAATAGTTCTGCCAAATAGATAACTGACCTGTTTTGCGCCAAAAGGGATAATTCCGCCAATTGTGTTATCCACAAAGGCAGCAATACTCTTAGCCATATCTTTGGTAGGCAAACGTGATGCTCCACCGCTTAATTGGGTAAAAGCCTGCATTCCTGCCATTACGTTGCTAGGTGACCTTTCTGCGCCCTGTGTAAGCGATACAGCCTCTTTTTTGGTTGATGGGGCAGTGGTGTCCCAAAGATTGGCCAAAGAATCAACCTGCGCCCCTTTTGGGCTTCCTGCAGGGTTTGGTGAGGCATCCCAAAGGTTCGCAAGTGTATCTGTAGTCATTATTGAATAATTCCTAGTTCTTTAGCTTTCTTGATTTTTTCAGACATATTCTTTATTTCAGATTCTGACATACCTGCCTTCATTTTGGCTACATCATCAGCAGTCATTTCTTGGAATAGTCGGAAATCCGCATACTTATTAAAAGTAGCTAACTTTCTACCATAAGCATTAGGGTTATCCATTACGTCAGCTAAATAGCTTGCTTTAGCCAATTTCATGTTCTCAATACCAATCATTTGATTTGCAACCTTTTTGATGGTCGCTTCATTCATTTTTTTGTTTGGATTGGCAATTTCAGCGATGGCACGTGCAGCGTCTGTATTACCGCCTGTCAAAGCCAACAATGCACTGTTTTTAGACAATTCTTCGGTGGCCACTTTTTCAAGTTCATAGGCATTAATACCGATAGCATCAGCGATACCTGCAACCAATTCTTTGCGACCTGCGCCAGTTCCTGTAAATGCATCAGGAGCAAGTTTCTTGATGTTTTGGAATACAGCGATGCGATCACCTGCCCCAACAGCGTTTTTAATGGTCTGGTCTTTATCAACAGAGAGCGTTTCTGCGCCTTTATTAACAAATCCTGCCTCTGCACTTGATGGATTAACAGACAATGCAGGCGCAACAGGTGCGTTTGGTTGACCGCCACCACCTTGAACTGCAGGTGCGCCTGAACCGCCACCGCCAGGCATAACAATTTGACCTGATATTGGCTTGATTCCAATAATATTCCCTGCAGCGTTTGTTGTGTATTGTGGTGTTTGTAAGTTTTGCTGACCTGTCGCACCAACACCTGTTTGAATAATGTTTGAAACGTGCTGTGGCAGGCTTCTTGGGTCATGCGCTGCAATAGACATTGTTGGCGCAATAAAAGCCTCAAGATAATCCTCAGGAATACCTGCATTTAAAGCTGACTTTTTAACTTCAATTAGGGCTTGAACGGTCTTTTTTGGATCGCCACTCTTAAGACGTGGGTCGTTCATATAGCCACCTAAAATAGTGCCATAAGTTCCAAAAAGGTCTTTTTGCGTTCCTGATTTAATCTTAGTGATTTCAGGCTCAAGAGTTTCACGTTGCTTACGAACACCAAGTTGCGCAGACTCAGACTCAGCCTTCGCCTTGGCGATAAGCTCAGGATAAAGCTCTTGCATTTTTTGATATTGCAAACCCTGAGTTGCAAGGTTCATCATATCGGTTAGCTTGATGCTCTCAGGTGGTCTTGCTTTTGAGGCTACGTCTGTAAATTCTGCCATGACTATTCCTTAAGCAGGTGATATTGAGTAAGAAGGATATTGATAATTCAATGAATTCAACGATGTTGGGGCAGTAGTTGCACCAGGAGTTGTTGCAGGTCTTAGCAAATTACTCAACATATAAGCATTACCAACGTTTTGCACACCACCTGAAAGCGCATTAGCAGAACCAATAGTTCCTGCAGCCTGAGCATTGGCAGATCCAACAGCTAAATTAGCAGCATTTTGACCAAAACCAGTAGCCAACTGCGCAGTTGTGCCTTGAGCAGACTGACCAATACCTGCGATAGAGGCTAAACGGTTGTAAATATTGCCAACGTCTGTTTGCTTGCGGTTAAATGCATTTCCAAACTCAGTAGAAGCTAAGTTTTGAGAGTAATCGGTTAAAGCTCGCAAAGTATTACCGCCAATAGCACCACCTGATACGTTTGCAAGGCGGTTTGTGCCTTCTTGACCGTATCTCATACGAAAATCCATGCTTGGATCAAGGTAAGTTTTTAAATCTTCAGGACCAAATTGAGAAGTTAAAAATCCAGTGCCTGTTTTTGTTCCCTCAATAGGTTGACCTTCTTCGTCATATTGAGTATATGCGCCAGGCAACATAGATCTAAGAACGTTAAGCCCTTGATAGCCTGCGCCACGATAAGGAGCGTATTGAGCATTTTGCTCATTAAAAATATCAGCTTGGAGTTGCGTGGCTCTATCCGCAGCAGCAGATTGAGTGTTAGCAGCTGACTTAGCAGCCTTTGAGCTAATTAATGAACTTCCAACGGTTGCAGCAGCGACTGCGGTTAATCCCCAACTCATTTTGAATCTCCTTTGCCCTCTATTTTAAGCAATTCCTCAACAGATGCAATTAAACCCATTTCTTCATAAGTAGGTGAAATTACCTCTTCTTCAATTTTGTCTAGATTTTCCTCGCCTTTATGTTGAGTAAGGTGAACCGTAGCCCAAATTGTGTCCTCTTCTGCAAACACAGCCCTTTTTAAACCAACCTCAGAAACAAAAGTGCATGGTGCTTCAAAATATTTTTTACCAAACTCAGTTGCAACAGAAACCTTACCTTTTAAAATAAAGTTTAAGTGCTGATGGCGGTGAATTTTGCCGACAATAATTGTTCCCTTTGGAATAAACATTTGACGTGCATAAGTGCAACAACCATATTTTTCATCAATAGGAGTGAAATAATGAGTCAAAGTGCAATTATCAAGCGTTGATTCAACAACACCGTCTGCAATCATTTGTTGCAACCCTTCTTGAACCTGAACAACTTGCTCCCTAAATTTTACCTTTTCAGGTGAATTTTTATGAGTTCGCAGTTGAAAAGGAAGGTAATTAACTGTGATATTCATAGGTCATAATATGGCACTTTATATTGCTGGCCATTCACTGTTACGTTAATAAATCCGACAGGGTTGGCAGGCAAGGTTGCTGAACCTGCTGAGGCTGTTGATGAGCTACTAAAATTTAACAGATTAAGAAAAAATTGCTGCCAAGCTCTTGTTGGTCGCTTTGTTGCGCCATCCAAAAACTCAGATTGAGGGTATGGATTACTTTGTGATGAACCGTAAATACCGTTGCTCATTAGTTATCCCCTGCGCTTGCCTTTAAGTTAGCTGAAACTATAACAGCCTTAACAGGATCAGTCACTACCACTTCAAAGATTCTGTCACGTGACCAACCCAATCTTCGCCAAACAGCACGATTTAAATAGCGACCTACTTTTCCAATAGAAACCCAATATTCATTAGACCAAGTTGAACCGCCATCATTAGACCAACGTAACATGGCTTGCGGAGTCTGACCTACCCCTGCTTGCAAACCAACCCCAGGTTGAAATTGAATCTGCAATTCGTCAAAGAACTGACGCTGTAAGTCGGTCACAATATGCGGACACCTGCGCAATCTGCGCACTTTTTGACCATTATCGGTGTAATTATTAGGGTCTAATTCATAAATTTGACCGTTTTCATAGTCACCAACTAAAACTTTGCCTTGAAAAACAGCGCAACAATTACCTCTATGACGCTCATATTGATTTAAATTGTTGGTATATAGCCATTTATGCCACATATTGGTTGTTACGTCATAAACCCAAGTTAAGTTAATGGTTGGGAATGTGACCACATAGCATTCGTGACCTTCAAGCTGATAAGTCCAAGCAATAGCGTCATCAATATATTGATTTACTAAAGTGTTTTCTACCGCATGAGTTGAGATACGCTGTGGGCTGTATCCGTTCATTTGAACAATCATGCCTTGACCACGAATATTGCGTGAAACGTAAGCAAAGCTGTTACCAACCCTAGCCATTGAGTTTTTAGCAACAATACCATGCTGAGTTGATGTGCCTGGAATACGCTGAAATGGGAAAGGCTGCGAACCTACGTCAACCCAAACCTCAGAAGATTGCTCCCCAAGTAAATAAATCTCTCTGTGGTCAACAATTAAGCTAACCAAATCATCAGGTGCGCCATCCTTAGATCCAAAACTTAAAGGATTGGTGATTGGCGATAAAATGTCTGTTGCAGCAAATTGTTGAGTATTAGGGTCGTTGTATACAAAATAATTGTCAACAATATCTACTGAAGATCCACCTTCAAAAGCACCATCCGTTGATGGTATAACTGTCCAATTTAAGGCATAAAGCGTTGATGAGCTAACAGTTTGTGATTTATTTAAAGTGTAAGTGCCTGCTCCACCAGTTCCTGAACCAAGAGCAGTGATAATTGTTCCTGTTGTAACGCCTGTTCCCTGAATAGTTTGACCAAGAGCCAAAGAACCGCTTGTTATTGCGGTGACTGTCATAGTGGTTGTTGATATTGAAGCTGTGAAAATACAGCCAACTGTGGCTGAATTCATGCCTTCACTTGCAACAGTTTGTGAAATGTTGATAGTGTATGTGCCAACACCGCCTGTTCCTGTTCCCAGAGCAGTAATAACAGTTGCTTGAGTTATACCAACACCAAACAAAGCCTGACCTGCAGAAATTGAACCAGTTGAAACAGAAGTTACAGTTAAAGTTGTGCCACTTATTGATCCTGTGAAAACAGCAGCAGAAGGAGTTGATATTTTCCAAGTGTAGCGATAAGCACCATCAACGATATAGACGTTCACTCCGTTGTCGGTGATTCCAACAACACCTGTGCTTGTGTTTAACTGACCAACCATTGTTGGAACAAGAGTGGAACTTAAAACGTAAACATAAGGACCAACAACAGCGACCATGTATTGACCGCCTGAAACTGTCCTTTGACCACGAACTTCTTGTTTATTTTGAAATACAATGCGTGAAGTCAAGCCAGGAGTAGGGTATAGCGCAACCACTCCACGCTCTCCTGCAGCCTTCATAATATCTATTTCAGGTCTAAAGTTTATGCATTCCTGCGCATCTTGATAAATAGATGGTGCTTCATAACTTGGACCAACAAATCCAAAATCAGGCATTTAAGCACTCCAAGGTAATGGCGGTGTAACAACAACAGGCTTTGACTCTGAAGCTATTTGAGATTCAATGTCGTATTCATATTTAGATATTAAATCAGCGCCCATTGCGTCTTTAACCCAATCAATAACTTGCTGTTCTGTTAAATTTTCATAAGGTGTAAATGGCGATTGACCATTGTAATTCAGGCCTTGAGTTCCTGAAACAGAACCCTCGTAAAATCCGTTTGTTCCTAATAATGTCCACCAAGCAACAAAAACAACGTCTGTTTTACCCTCAGATTGCGCATAACAATCAAGCCTACTAATGCTCCATGTGTAAGACGTCATCTTAGAAAGCCTCCTGAAAGAATCCAACCTGCGTCTTGAGCTTTACTGCTTGTAATAACCTCGTCATAACGTGCAACAGGGGCAGGGCGCATATTTGTGCGTTTCACAGTTGCCTTTGCTTGACCTGCATAAGCGTTAATCATAGCAATTTGAGTCTGGTTTGTTTTGCCAAACATAGGCAATAAACGCTCTGCCAAACACCAACGCAGTGCCATTGAATAGCCTTGTGGAATCGCCAAAGTTTCGTATAAATCCTCAAATCGAGTAAAGATTGTCTGCGTAAATAGGTGCATTTCACCCTGAGCAGGATTAGGCCATACAAAGATATTTCCTAGAACGTCACCAGGGTTGTAATACAAAGCCTTAGGCCAAGGACCATTTAAAGTCTTTAAACCAATCAATTCATATTGATCTAAGCCAATACAAGCCACAGGATAATCAAGACCACCGTTGGCAATAGGCTGACCGTTTGATGTTGTATTAACACGAACAAACGCTGAATTAATACCTAAAGGTTTCTGATAAAAACCGCTGATAGTTGTGCTTGCAGCAGTCATTGTTCTATTTAATTTATAAGTGCCTGGTGCGTTTACAACACCACCTGCGCCTGTCAAAAAGCTAATAATTTTTGTGCCATTAGCAATATTCGTGCCTGTAAGCTCTTGATTTAACGTAACTGAACCGCTGTTTACCGCAGTAATAGTTAAAATATCACCTGAAACAGAGCCTGTAAAGTTTGAGCCAATATCACCTGAAGGACCGATTGTATATTGAGTTTGACCGCTTACAACAGGAAAAACAATCTCTGTAAAGTTGTAAACCATCATGTCTTCGTTAGACCATTGATCTAACATATCATTCAACATATCAAAAGCGTCTTGAGCTTCTTCAGGGGTTGGAGTTTCGCCTGATGCCAAAGCACCAATGTCCTTCATAGCCCTTGTGATTATATCAATTGGTTGCGCCATTTTTAGACTTCCACTTTAAAAGTTTCAACGTGCCAAGGTGGTAAAACAGGCTCTTTTTGGACATTTTCAAGCTGTTTTTGCAGATTCAATTCTATTAAATTTACATCATCTTGGATATATAATTTTTTAACGGTGTCAATAATGTTTTTTTCAGTTATATCTTTGTAAGGTATGCCAAAACTTAAATCGCCATAAGCATTGCCTTCTGTATCTACAAATATTTCACCGTTGGTTAACTTACAATAATATTTTGCGTGAGTAATAACATCGTTATTAACAGTTACTTCAAGTATTTTCCATTGAAAGTTCATTGACCATTTACCCAATTTAGCTGAGATTCATCCCAATAATAGTTATTTCCATCGGTTGGGAATGGCACTGGTGGCTCATATCTTCCCAATTCTTTATTTAATACCCAAGATGGATACTCTTGTGGATTTACAAAGCCATCAATTTCTTGGTTATAAGTTCCACCAATAATTGCATACCCTTTGCGGAATTTATGGTTATAGCTTGTTTGTTTCCAAATTAAACCTTCACCATACAAATTGGTCAAAAATGCTATTCCAACAGGCTCGCTTTCAGGAAATTCTAAGTTGCCAACGTCTTCATTGTTAACAACAACGACCTGTAAAACCACATTGTTTTCGTCTAGTTGAGCAAAGTGTGCCATATTTAAGCTGTATAAGTTCCGCTACCTGTGAATGTATGGATTGTATATCCGCCTGATGATGTTACTGAGCCACCTGATCCACGCTGTGAACCTGCATATCTAATAACAACAACTCCTGAACCGCCTGCGCCACCGTTTTGACGTGAAGCACCGCCACCACCACCACCACCG